ACCCATAGGAGATTATTATGGCAATTACACAAGCTGTATGCAACAGTTTCAAAGTGGAGATCCTGAAAGGCCTGCATGATTTTACGGCTACGACGGGGAATGCTTTTAAACTAGCGCTATACGATTCAGAAGCAACTTTAAGTAAATCAACAACTGCTTTCACACAAACTGATGAAGTGGCTAACTCAGGAACTTATTCTGAGGGCGGAGGTGCATTAACCTCTGTTACTCCAACTTTATCAGGTGATACTGCTGTATGTGATTTTGCTGACATATCATTTACAAGTGCAACTATTTCTGCACAAGCCGCTGTTATTTATAACAGCTCAACTGTATCTGGTTTGACTACAAACGCATCAGTGTGTGTTCTTGATTTTGGTAGTGTGAAATCTTCAACTGCTGGTACGTTTACAATTACGTTTCCTGCTGCTGAAGCTACCGCAGCAATTTTAAGGATCGCATAAGGAGATAAAATATGACTACCCCACTTTCAGGATGGGGGCGGTCAACCTGGAACAATGCAACCTGGAACCAAGGTGGTACTGTTGACGCAACAGGTGTTACCCTCACATCCAGTGTCAATGACGTAGGTCAGATATTAGATATTGATGTAACTCCAACTGGAGTTTCAGCTACTGCATCTACGGAATTACAAATTAGAGAAGGATGGAACCGAGGGTTAAACGTCGGTGACTCAATAGCATCAAGTTTTGCTTGGAGCAATGGAGCATGGGGTAATGGTGATAACACTGTTTCAGTTATAGGTATTGGATTAACTTCAGCATTAGGTGAAGAGACAGTTACTGGCACTGCATCAGTAACTTTACCAAGCGTATCATTAACGGCCACTGCAGGAGATGCTGTGGCCACCGGTATTGCGGAGGTAACTCCTGCTGGAAATGCGCTTACCAGTTCGTTTGGTTCTTTCACTATAGCTACAGATCAAAATATTTCTGTAACAGGCATCGGTATGACTTCATCATTAGGTGATGAGTCGCCTGCCGTTACAAAAGCTATAGGCTGGAACCGTGATACTGATATTAACACAGGAAGTTCTATTGGTTGGAGTGATCAACAATGGGGCGCTGTAGGTTTATCTCAAGCTTTAACAGGGTTCTCACTTCCAGCTTCTCTAGGCACACCTACACTCACAACAGATCAAATTATATCAGTTTCAGGTATTGGATTAACTTCTTCAATAGGAGATCCTGCTATTAGAGGTGACTCTAATCTTTCATTGACTGGAGTTGGTTTAACCTCTGCAACAGGTGATTTACCTACAACAATTGATGTAGCTGGTAATGCCCTAACATCAGCGGTTGGATCTGTAGAAACTTCTATCTTTGTAACTGGTCTTGGCATGCAAGCAGTTCTTGGAGATGCCGAACAAGAGACTATTTATGAAGCACCTAGTGTTTCTGCAACATCTAATGTAGGAACAGTTAATGTTAGAATAGATACGGTCTTTACAATCACTGGCGTTTCTGCTACTAGTAGTTTAGGTAATTTACAAGGAACCTTCTGGAGCCAAGTAGATGACTCAAACAGCGATATAAGTTGGACAGAAGTTCATAAAGCTGCATAAAAGTTTTGACAAACTTTAAAATAATCATTAAATTTTAAATTAGGAGATTAAATGGCATCAACTTATTCGACAGGTTTAAGAATAGAGCTACAAGCTACCGGAGAAAATTCAGGAACTTGGGGTACTATTACTAATAACAATTTCTCTCAAGTATTTGAATTTGCTATTGCTGGCGTATATGCTAAAACTCTTTCTGGCACAGGTCCTACGACTTTAACAAATAATGACGGACCACAATCTCAAGCTAACAACGAAGCTAGACAAAACCAAATAATTTTTTCTGGAACTATTTCAACTACTCACATAGTACAGTTTCCAGCTACACAAAAAACTTACGGACTTTATAACAACATTTCAGGTGGCGCTGATGTTACTGCAAGATTAGGCGCTTCTGGTAACACAGTAACAATTAAAAATGGAAAATACAGATTAGTTTCTACTGACGGAACTAATTGGTATGATATATTTACACTAGCTGGACTAGGTGAAGCATGGATTGATAAAGCAGTAGGTGACTCACCTTATGCTGCATCAGCTGGAGAAAATATTTTTGTTGATACTTCAGGTGGAGCAGTAACAGTAAATTTACCTTCGAGCCCTGCTCAAGGTGATCAAGTAAAATTTATAGATTCCCATGGTACATTCGGTACCGCAAATTTGACAATAGGTCGAAACAG